CATTGTTAGGACTTGCTGGCATTGCTATGTTGCTTGGAAAATCTTCTCCATCTATGTTAATTGGCAGTGCTGCATTAGTAATACTTGCTGGTGCTCTATGGATCACTGGTGATGCTATGCAAAATTTCCAAGGATTAGATTGGGAAACAATCGGTAAAGGATTAGCAGCAGTGGCAGGACTTGGAATAATCGGTGCAATTGCTGGTACAGCAGCACCTTTAATTATTGCTGGCGCAGTGGCATTAGGATTAATGGGTGGTGCGTTGTATGTAATCGGTGAAGCCATGCAGGCAGTTGGAAAAGGTTTTTCTGACATGACCGATGGTCTCGAACGAATAGGAAAGATGGATGGTAGTAATTTACTATCAGTAGCAGCAGGTGTAGCTGCATTGGGTCTTGCTATGGCAGCATTTGGTGCTGGTCAGGCAGTTGCTGGTATCGGAAACTTAGTTGGTAGACTATTGACTATTGGCACTGATAGTCCTGTTGAACAATTGATTAAAATTGGTCAAAATGGCGAAGGTGTGATGAAAGCAGCAATGGGACTCGATAAGTTGAGTGGTGCTATGGTAGCATTCGGTAAAATTCCAAAAGGTGGAATGGATGCTGTCAATGACTTCCCATGGCTAAAAGCAACAGCATTCGTTGCAGCTGGTGGTGCCATGCAAGTGGATGGTACTAAAGTAGCCAATGCTTCTAAAATGAATGCAGATACTTCTGCCGAAGTTAAGGGACAAAATGCTAAGGGTGGTGGCACTGTCGCAGTAAATGCACCAGTAACAAACAACTCTAATGTAACGCAAGTAACAAGACCAGCGATAAGAAATCCTGAATCATCAGCAAGTAGTTGGTTACGATCTAAATTCGCATAATAAAAAAGGGGACGAAAGTCCCCTTTCTTTTTGGTAAAAACTAATTAGTCTTCTTTAGCGATCTTCTGAAAATAAGACATAACATCTTCATCGTCATCCATCGACTTTGACACAGGTGCTGGTTTAGAAGCCATCTTTGGTGCAGATGCAACAGGACGATCTTCTTCTTCAGCCATTTGTGCAGCAGACTTACCAGCAAAAGAATCACCAGAAAGAACTGCATCTAGTTTCTTCTTCAACTCATCATAAGACTTGAAGTTACTACGATCAGTAAACTCAGACAACTTGTACTGACCATTTACGATACGAACCAAGTCTTCATCAGAAGCAGCAGGTGCTGGATCTGCAAAAGAAGATTCGTCATAGTTTGCGTAGCCATCTTTCTTACGCATACGCAATTTGAAGTTAGAACCTTCCCACAAATCAAACACGTTTACAGGCTTTTCGTCTTCGAAAGTTGGACGTGCTTTGTCCATGATCTTATCAAAGATTTTCTTGCCAAATTTAAACAAGAATACCTTACCTTCATTCTCTGGATGCTTTGGATCAGACACAATGAGAATGTTGGCAATAAATGACAACTTACGTTTTTGTTTACGAGCGATTTCTTTGTTGGCTTCAGAACCAGAGTTCCAAAGAGTTGTGTTCAACTCACCAACAGGGTCATTCTCACCAAGAGTGGTTAGAGAATTTTCGATGTACCACTTTCCAGTTGGACCTTGGAAGCCATGAGAAAAGATTCGAACCCATGGGAGTTCATCACCTTCTACACGTGGTAGGAATCGGAAAGTTGCTGTGCCATTGCCAGCTTTGTCACCTTCGAGACGCCAGAAGCGATCGTCTGAATATGATTTCTTTTCGGTTTGGGGATTAGCAATCTTATCGAATTCTCCAGAGATTTTTCCGAAGTCTTGATTGCGCATTTTGCGGAGTGTTTGAATGTCCATCGTATTTCCTTTATATTAATATTACGGTTTATTTTTAGTATGGTCGATTTGTATTTTATCATCTAGTTCAATGTCGTCATCAAAGTCTTCATTGTTTAAATCATAATCTTCTTCAACATAACTATTTATCGTTCTCATACCACCAGTCTTTCGACCACTAGCATGTTTGGCAGGTTTCCCTGAACGACCACCAAAACTATCATCATCTGATTTCGATGACTTATAATATGTCTTGCCCATGATGTCAAATCTCGATTTCTTCCATGAAGTGACTAAAGATCTTTTCAGCCTTAATTCTATCGTATTTAACGAAGCCAGTCAACTTTTTAATTCTCAACAATTCTTGATTCCAAATATATTTAATAGAGGTATTATCTTGCCATTTTGCAATTATCGGATAAAAATCATCTATAATCCTAAGAGTTTCTATCGATACCTTACCTCCAACAAACAACTCTAATGTAACTGGATATGCAGAATCAATAAAGTTGAAGATAGATGTTTGTGGTAACCTATTTACCTCAGTGTGTGTTAATATAGTAGCTAAGTCATCAATGAACCTTTGTGTGATTGACTGTTTTCGTTTAATCCATTCGACAAGATTTTCTTCTGCCTGTTGTCCTTCATATATCGCAGACTCATTACCATAAGCAAAATTTGCAACAAAGAACTGAATAATTTCTCTATCATCGTTGTACTTGTTGGCAAGTTTCTCGAATATATATCTATCATTTCTGGCGGTGAATGCTTCACGTGTACCTTTAACATTACCTCGATTTTCGAAGACGTTAAATTTTTCAGAAGTGAAATGAAGTTTAATCGCTAGGTAATAACGATACGCTTTAAAGCCATCCATCACACATCCAATTTTGCCTGTTTAGGTAGATAGTTCAACTCTCTAAAATCCATTTCAATCTTATCCTTTAGAGATTTATTTATCAGAGATGCAACATCTGCTGGTTCCAAATAATTTTCTTTGCAGTATTCCAAGACAGCATCCATATAAGACAATCTCTTATCACGAACAATTTCTTCAATATGCATTGAAAATTCGTTGGCTGTTTTAAACATTGGTTTTTCTTTTAATGTAGTAGTCGGTGATTCGAAGTTCTCTGCAAAGATCATGATATTCTTTCGTTTTTTGTTTGTATAATTTCCAGATTGGAGTATTTGGTTTTTCAGGATCTAATTTTTTAGAAAATTTATCTAAGTACATCGTGAAAAATTTATCCAATTTCATAACCTCTAATTGCAGATCTTGATATTTGAAGTGTAGGTTAGCCAGTTCAAAGTTATTCATAATTATACCTTATTTATTATTGCAAGACAAGTTAAGCAAGTTACCACCATAGAATGCAACATCCATAACTAAGGCTTCATTATCAGACTCAAGTTTCTCGATTCGTTTCTTGAGAACATCAATTTGTTGTTCATAAATTTTTAACTGCTCGCCCATTGCTAAGACTGCTTCAGTTTCTTGTTGTTGTAAAGTTTTCATTTTAACTCCAATGCGTTTTCAGTATTTTTACCGAATATTCCATAAGGAAATATATTAAATGCCAGTGAATATCTTGTGATGTTAGAACTATTTTCTGGCATCATATGAGCCAAATTAGATGGAAATAAAATCAAATCACCCTTCTTTGGTTGATATTTCCAAGATGGCGAATTAAATTCATTATAATAGAAGTCTTCATCAAATGGAATTTCAATTATAACTGGATTACCCATTTCATTTATGTTTGATGTATTTCTATAAAAGACGATGGGACTAGTGGTCTCATCAACTTCCAAATAGAGCACTCCACTAAAAAAACTATTGCAATGATAGTGCTTGTGTCCAAAATCTTGTGGTTCTAATTTAACTACCCAAGATGTTGCTATTCTAAATTCAATTTCTTTATTAAAGCCAAGTATATCATAAAAAAGTGTATTATAATTTTGTTCAATAATTGTTCTTAAAAATTTCAACTCAGATTTATCTAATATATTTTTAGATACTGTGTAACGACCAGATAGTTCTTTAGAGTGAAATGATTCATAGTCATAGGTTTTCACAGTATTAAGTAGATCATTATCGTATTCAATATTATTAATATATATCGGAGTTGGGAATGCAGAGAACACTTTCATATCATCTCCTCATTGTTGCAATTTCAACTGCTTGTTCATCACTAAAAATTGGTATGGCATTTGATTTGTGCATAGTACCAATACCCTTAATTAGAGATCCAGTGTAGACTGGTGAGTCTTTTTTAGTGCATGGTGCACCACTGAATGGAAGACTCGGAATCTTAGGGGTCTCCCGACCAGCAGGTCTCCCGAGCGAGTATACTTCACTGAGTGATTGTTGTTTAGGTGCAATCGTCTTTGTGGCATACTTCTTTAACATGGTTTCCCACGACGACTGCAACTCTCGTTGTTTGGCAGTCGGTTTCTTCTTCTTGGTTTTACCAAGTGATGTATGTAGCATCTGCATAAGTT